TACTACTAATGCTGAGTGGGCTGACAAGCTTTCTATCCCTGTTAGCACTGCTATTACTTGTGTCAAGCCCAGTGGAACAGTTTCCCAACTGGTTGATTCAGCTTCTGGAATACATGCTCGTCATTCTCCCTATTATGTCCGTACTGTACGCGGTGACAATAAAGATCCACTAACACAGTTCATGGTTGATCAAGGTGTACCAAGTGAGCCTGATGTAATGAAGCCTGACGCTACCACAGTGTTCAGCTTCCCAATGCAATCACCACTAGGTGCTATCCATACTGCTGATATGTCTGCACTAGAGCAGCTAGAGATGTGGTTGATGTATCAACGTCATTGGTGTGAGCATAAGCCTAGCGTTACAATCAACGTCAAGGCTGATGAATGGTTTGAGGTAGGAGCATTTGTGTACAAACACTTTGATGAAATGTCAGGTGTGTCGTTCCTGCCTTTCAATGAGCATACGTATCAACAGGCACCGTACCAAGAGTGTACTAAAGAACAGTTCTATGATATGTGTGATGTGTCACCAGTTAAACTTGATTGGAAAGCCTTCGGTGACTATGAGCAAGAGGACAACACCTCTGGTATGCAGACTATGGCATGTAGTGGTGACGTGTGTGAGATGGTAGATATTACCTGATGCAACTTGAAATGTTTAATAACCTAAGCCCTCATTATGACGGGGGCTTAGAGTGTAATGACTGTGGAATTAGACAGCCAGTTAAAAACTTTCAACACATGCCAGCAGGTGAGATAAAAAGAAAGTGTGTTGCCTGTAGAAAGAAACACAATGAAGTCTTAAGATATTTAAAGTCTATCCATTCTTATCCAGAAAAAGATTATGTCTGTCCTATCTGTAACAGGGACATAAAAGAAATAAGCAGAAAAGGCCAGAAGATGTTACAGTCTTGGGTCTTAGATCACTGTCACGAAACAGAAGAGTTTAGGTCTTGGTTATGTGGTAATTGTAACACCGGGTTGGGTGCTTTTAAAGACAACCTTGAAAGAGTTAGTAGGGCTAAACTTTACTTGGAAGGACATTTAAAAAAGTAAAGGAAAACAAAATGATATGGGTTTATATAGTAGCAATAACACTTACTAATCCTGTAAATATAAAGAGTTCTTTTTCAATACACGCCCCCAACATGGCGTTTAAAACAGAAGAGTCTTGCCAATCATGGCGGGAGCATGATATGCTACGCTTGTACAAGTCAAGACCAAATGATAATGCTAAGGCAGTAAGCCAATGCTTTTCATTACCTTTTAATATAGACACAGAAAGCTAATACAACTATGACTAAGTGGAACCTACCAGATGATAACCTTTCGTTTGATCCTGTAACTAAGCCTTTACATTACAACATAGGTGAGATAGAATGCATTGACTATATCAAGCAGGTACTAGGTACTGCAGGGTTTATTGCGTACTGTCAGGGTAACATGATTAAGTATCAACACCGTCACAAGTACAAGAACAAACCTGTTGAAGACATGGACAAAGCTGATTGGTACATGCAGAGGATGCGGGAAGCTATGAAGGAGATACATAAGTGAAACCATTTGATCAAGGTAGGGAAGCCTTTAAGTACGGAAAGCTAGGCAATCCCTACAAGATTGACACAAGGCCTAACAAGGACTGGGAGTTTGGATTCAACTCTGAGTACTTTAAAAACTTAAAGAAAATAACAGAGCATGAACAAGCCAACATCACTTGAGACTGAAGCTAAGAGTTACACTCGTAAGAAGCGTAACCCAAACATGGTTAAACCCCTCACCGCCCGAAGGTATCTAGCAGGACAAGCTCTTGCTGGAATACTTTCAGGTAGTAGAGGGGCTTTGAATATGTCTGAGGTAAGACGTTCATCATATGAGTGGGCAGACTTTATGTTAGATGATGAGGGTGATTAGTCTAGGCCAAGATCACCATAGAATATTTTATCATAGTTGTCGGACAAAGCTTTAATTTTTTGTAAGATAATTAACCCATCATCTTGCTTAAGAAGGTCTTCAATGTTACCTTCTACACCCAGATAGTTCATGACTCTTTGGGTTTCTTTTTTGTCTCTACTAGAAAGAACACGTACCATCTCTAAACTTTTAGGTACTGCACCAGTTTTAAATACAGCAAGTACTTGTTTTCTAGCGTCACCTACAATTTCAGATATTACTTTTTCTTTATCTGCTAAAGACATTCTAAAATAAGTTGGGTTTTTTCTTAAGTATCTGACAGCAGAGCTATTTAAATAGGGTTCAACCATAGCGTTCATTTGGTTTTTTATTACTGATGGACCACTAAATGATATTGCTTTCCAAGAACTTTTACCTGCAGAATTTAACATAATTTCTATCGGCGTAGGTTCAGGCGATCTTCTTTCTGCTAATATTTGTTTACCTATATCAACAGGTTTATTGTATCCACGGGTAGCAGTAGCCTTACGTGGTAAACCATCAACAGTATCAAACAAATTATTTACATACTTTAATGCACTGTTATATGTTTGACCGCCCTGTTTTAGATCAGGTGCCATGTTAGAGTCAGTCAGTAGTCCGTACACTTGGTTAGGCATATCAAGTGGACGTGTTGCGCCTTGTAAAACTTTTGCTAGAGGTGGCCCAAAAAAATCTCCCAGTGCTTCAGGTATACTTTGAGAGTCAATAACCTCTTGGCCCCATGCTTTTAAAGTTCGTGTAAACCCATCTACATCACGTACAGATTGACCTCCGACCTGATCAGCTAGAACCTCAAGTAAATCTTCAGGTACTTCTGAATATTTAAAGTCTTTAATATCATTACTCTCTCCAAGACCATGAGCAAAGATTTGTTGCATGACCCTTATGGTAGAGTTAGGCCATTCAAAAGTACGGTCATTAATAGATCCATCTTCATTTCTATCTTGATTCCATGCAAGTCCTTCTGCAATTTTTTCTCTGGCTTGCGGCACACCTATAGCAATAGCAGACCAACCTGCAGCCATTTTTCCAAAAGCTTCAGCACCTTCTTGGGTTGCAAAGTCTAGTTGTTTACCTGTAATTTTGTAGGTAAAAAATCTTGCTGCATTTATACCTGTAAGATCAGCCATTGTAGCTATGGTAGTGTTAAGAAAACTGCCAAAAGGAACTACATAACCTGCCACTGTTGTATTTGTAAGCCATTCAACATTAGCTGCTATAGCTCTAAACGCATTGTTAGCAGGTAGTGTTGACCAATTAACAGAAGCTGTCTCCCTTAGTGTTCTAAAGGTAGCCTTTTCAAGAACTTCTTTTTTAAACTTATCTGATGCCATCTCTAATGCAGCTTCAGTAGGGTCAGCAAAGAAAGCTTGTGGTGTCTTACCGTAAGCCCTCATGATAGCTTGGTTTACGTTAGTACCAAATGCCCAAGTCTTAGTTATCTCATCCTGTAGCCTTACCATAGTAAGTGTTTGTGCGCCTTTAGTTGTAGCGTCTAAAGTTTTAACTGTCTTATATGCTAAACCTTTAGGGTCCAATGTTGCTTTAGGGTTTATTATCTTTCCTTGGGAATCTACTCTACCTTTAGCATCCAAATTAAAAAGTTTTAAGTTATCATTAGCACCACCATCACCCGCTATATCACGAAAGATTTTCTCCATTTCTTTAGGATTAAACTCTAGTATTGTTTTTGCATACTCCATAGAAAGTTCTGGTGAGACTGCATCAGCCCCCCTACGTACAGCACCAAGTATAGAGCCATAACCTCTGTTGTAAGCCTGTTGAGCTTTGTCAAGATCACCTTTAGCGTACTTATAAAAAGCACCCTGACTAAAGTTAGCAGCAGAAGTAAACACATCGGCAACAGTGTTTAAACTAACCAAAGAAACAAAACCTTTTATGTTAGCTCCTGTTGTAGCTAAGTGTGAAGTGAGTAGCCGTTTATAAACAGACAAACCAAACTGTTGGTACTTAGGTTTATCAGCTTCTTTAACCCTTCTACCTGCAAGCTCTTCAACTAATTCTTTTGCGTCTAACCCTAAGTTATCTAAACGAGATATCTCAGAGGGTGTCCACAAGAGTTTACCACCAGCACTTGTTTTATTTATAAAGTGTTCTGATACAGAGCGGGGTGTGTAACCTATCCCAAGACTTTTACCAGTAGATTTTTCAAAGTTTAACACCATGTTTTTAACAGTGTCTTCTGGTAGCATAGTTATAGCTTGACCATACACACCTGTTATTTTGTTTTCTTCTAGCATAGATTTATGTACTACAAACCCTGCATCTTTTAAGGCTACGTAGTAACCCTTCTTACCTTGGTCAATATCACCAAACCAAAAACGTTTATAAAAAGCATCAACAAGATTAATGTCGGAAGTTTCTTCTGATCTAAATTCTATGCCTAACTCAGATTCATCCTTAACATCTTTCCAATTTAAAAATTGTTTAGAGTCTCCTTTAATAAGGCCAAAGTTATCGTCTGTGTAATTTATTAATACATCTTTCTTTTTTAAAGCCCTTGCGCGGGAGGCTTGTGTAGCAGCATCAGCACCTAAATCTAAGGCAACTTTGTCTATTTCTTTATACCCAATAAATGTATCCTTTAAAGCATCAGACTTACGCAATTCTTTTACACCTAAACCACCGAAATACAAAGCTGGTATTACCATAGCACCAGCAGCAGCTAAAGCTGTCTGTGCCTTACTGTATTCTTCTTGGACATTAGTATCTATTAATTGCATCTGATAACCAACATCAACACCCATGTTGATAGCAGCATCAGCTATAGTTACAGGTGCAGCCTTGGCTACTGTAATAGCTACAGCTTTCCTTGCTGCGGTTGCAGTCATACCACTCTTAAGGTAGTTCTGAAACTGTGCCATCATTGCATTGCGTAGCAAAAGGCCACTTGCTTTAGTTGCACTAAAGGTAAGTATCTTGCCTATACCAAACGCACCAAGAGTCATAGGATCATGCACTGCATTCTTAGTGTAATCCCATGTGGCATCAGCCATCTCAGACAGAGTTCCATTACCAGTAAAGGCATTACCCATGCTATCAAAAAGCATATAACCTGCACCAAGTTTTCTTTGAGTATCTTTACTTGCAGACAAACCAAAGACAACTTCGTTAGCTGTAGTTACGCTTTGACCACCAGCAAAAGAACGTTGGTATTCTTGCCAAGTCTCAAAAGCCTTTTCTGCATCCATAGTAGAGTAGTCTCTAGCACCTCCCGGTGTCTTACCACCAGCAAGCCACGTGGCACCTTTATATATGTCACGACCAATGCCTGTTTGATTACGAGCAGAAAGACTTGTACGAAGAACTTTCATTAACCTTGGGTCAGCAATGATCTGTTCTTTAGTCAACTCCGCTGCACTAAGATTGCCTTCAACAGCACCGTACTCTTTTAGTACTTCGTTAAAGTCCATGAAGCCGCCATCATCTGTTTCAACAACCCTAGTAGAATCTTCTATCCCACCAATAGAGTCTTCGTACTCACTTGGTTGTAGTATCAAAGGGTCTTCATAATCATCCTCAACTTGTATTTCAGGTATAATTTTAGGCTGTAAAACAAGAGGTTCTTCGTATTCATATACTAAATTACCCAAGTTATTGTACCCCTCCTATACGAATTTTCTTTCCTGTGGAAAGATTAAGAACTTCCATACCTTTTTTTAATATACCACCTTGAAAAAGTGCCATTGCAACATCCCTGTTAGGAACCTCTATTATAGTATCTCT